ATTCGCAAGCCCGGACTAGCAGTAAATAAACGTCTAAATCTTTCATCACTAGGCACCTGTGCCAAATTCGGAGATCGATGGGCTGCTCTAAAAGTTTGAGTAGCTACCGAACAGTGGTGGTGTATTCTAGACTTCGTACATAGCTTCTGCCATGCGTTCACGCCTTCGGATATCATCCCAAGCTTTTTCGTCAGATCCAGTAGTGTCAGAAATTGAAGAGCTATATCCGTCCCAATATCTTTGAGTACTGTTTCGTCTATCACCGCCTTGCCTGTAGAGGTTGTCAAGGTAGGCGTCCAACCATAGTGTGTTTGTAAGATCCATGCTATATGATCCCTAGATGTGGGATTTAATTCTTTAAGACGGGTACTTTCAGCTCCAGCGACATAGCCTCTGGTCCTATTATCTCGTTTAGGAGTAAATAGTGGTCCGCTAACGAAAGGGTGCCGTTTTCGAAGTAACCTAGTAGTTTCTTCATATTCTCCACGGAGAGCTTGTTCAAGTTTCCGTGCAGCGCGTTCATCAAAATACCATCCATGGATTTCTTGTTGGGTGAGTAGTTGTGCTACCTGATGTTCTAACGAGACCCATTCAGGTAAGGGAGGAAATGTTTGCATAATTTGTTAGTAACTCTAACATCTTGTTCGCAATAGTCTTGCATTTCTTGAGACCATTCTTTCCAGTCTGTTGTAGCTCCAAAGTTCCCTTTGTACTCATTCAGTCTGTAACCGTATGCCTCAAGTGAATGACGACCATATAATTGTAATGGCATATGTTTCCATGTGCGTTTCTTATCTATATCGAGTAAATTCGGATGATATAACCTAGATAACAAAAGAGTATCAACAATAATCCCAGTAGGATTGAAGTAAGGATAGAGCCTTTTAATGATAGGAATATCAAAGCCGATAATATTGTGGCCGACAAGAACATCAGCAACCTCCAAACAACTAATCGCTGTTGTAATCGAATGGTTACTGGCCATAGGCAGCTCCTTAGCCAAAGAGGAATATTTTTCATCGTTAAACGATTGTGAAAAATTTTCTTCGATACAATGGAATGCAATACAGTGGATACGGGTAGCATCATTTAGAAGTCCGTTTGTTTCCAGGTCGAACACCACCGTTCCAGTGGTAAGTTTTGTCAACGAATCTGGCACGTTCTACTGATTCTTTGCTAGGTGGGTTAGGTTTAATTAAACTATATTCATACTCTCTTGATCTTTTATACCATGGGTGTTCATATCCTCCACTAAAAATCTGTGGCTGGATTGAAGTCTGTGGTCTCAATTTCATGTTCTATAAATCGACAAGTGGATAAGTCATAATCAAGTTTACATGCTATATTCGTTTCGCCTGAATAACGATTTTTAAGGACTCTAAGAGTCGTAAAACCTCGTTGATCTTTGGCTTGTTGGTCTCGTTCCAAAGCGATGACCGAATCGCTGAGTTGAGCGATACTATGAGACCCTCTAAGCTGGGAGAGAGACACTCTTCCGCCTTCTTCGTGGGTGTGGTTGTCACTGTTACTTCTCCGTAAATGTGATACTAAAAATAATGCAATACCAGTACGTTCAACTAATGACCTTAATTTAGTCATAGTTTGATCCAGCATCCGTCGCTCGTCTCCTTCTAAACCGGAGAGTAAGATTGATAAGTGATCGAGTAAAATAACTTTGCAATCCAAGCCAGTAGCGAGGTATTCAATTCTATTATATATGACCTCTGGATCAAAACTTCCAAAGCCATCAAACAAATAAAGATTCCAATTGGCAATCGAACGCTCAAAGGCATCCCTGAGTTCTTCTTCGTCATGTTCTCCTAAATGTAAATTCTTACCTACAGCTGTGGACATCAATCCAAGTGCGGTGCGCTGATTACTTGCTTCAAGCTCCAAGATACCGACATGTTCTCCTTTGTTGAGTAAGTCAACTGCAAGGGCGCGCATGAGTGAGGTCTTTCCTGAGCCAGAACCACTAGTAAACGTTGTAAGCTCTCCGTATCTAATTCCGTGTAATTTCTTATTGAGTCCTTTGAATGGATACTCATGATCAAATGGGGCTTGTGGTGTGGTTACTAATTTAAGAAGACTTTTTCCATCAACGATACCGTCTGGTCTGTAAGGTTCAGCATTCCATATTGCTTTTCTAATAGAATTATTATCCCAAGCCATTAATGCATCGGATGCATCTTTGTATGATGGTGATAACTTAGCTATTAATGTACCAGAAACTTGATACATAGCTTCACCTTTTTCATCATAACCTAAGAGTTTTTTATTGCCAGGTGGTAGTATTGATGCAACTTCTTTAGCTGCATTTTGTCCAGGTTCATCGTTATCAAAAAGAATGATAATAGATTCATACCCCTGTAAATACTCTATTTGCTTCTTAATATCTTTCTTTGCAGATGCCGCTCCATGAGGTAGTGATACAACTGGCCAACCTGGGTAAGCTTCATAAACACTTGCAGCATCTAACTCACCTTCAGTAACAACAATACGTTTACCACTACTAGGAAACAAATGCTGACCAAATAAGGTGTCAGTGGAAACTCCTTCATAAGTAAAACCTTTCTTTTTTGTTTTAATTTTAATTCCTTTAAGGATACCATCATCAGTAAAATAAGGGAAGCGAAGTGTATCTCCATCCCTATAGATTCTGAAGAATTGATTAGTTTTTTCAGAAATATTTCTCTTAACTAATCTTTCGGCTTGTCCTTTAAGTTGTACATTTTGTGGCATTCGATTGTGAATAAGTTCTCCTTCACCTGCTGTTCTATGATGACACACAAAACAGAAAGTATGCCCATCAGAATATAAAGAATTAGCATCTGATGAGCCGCAATTATCGCAAGGCAAATGCCTCACGAACTCATTATCTTCCATTATATTAACCAATCAAGTGGTATATCGTGGAAATGTGTCCAAGGTATTTCATGTTTTTCACAC